TTACTGCATATCTTCTCGATACGATATAAACGCTTTAAATCTTTCCCAATCTCGGTCTAATTCTTCGATAGTTCTTTTAATATATCGATCTGCCAATTCCGCATCAACATGACCTTGCTTCGATAGTTGCCACATAAATTCAATATTATTAACGTCTTCCACGAATGATTGTGCATAGCTTTTCGCATGGTTTAATCTATATTGATTTGTTCCGTGTTTTTCGCTCATCACTCGCCATCCCCTTTCGTCATTTCCTCGGCCAATTTCGCATCAATTTCCGCTTGCTTCTCTAGGTATTCCGAATCGCCAAAGGCCTCGTATAGCGCCTTAAAATCATTCTTAGCGTCAAGCAATTCGTCGACTCTTTTCGCTTTCTCCTTGCGTGCTTGCTTTCTGCGTTCAGCCTCTTGCGATGACAATTCCCTTGCGGTCGGTTTACGTGGTTCTTTCGGCATTTTACGTTCCTCCACTTCGTAATCAATTCCGATAATAAAATCCGTTAGGTCAAATTCATCTGCGGAAGGTATGTCCGTCAAGTCAATTGTTGGCTGTCCGATAGTGGTCAAGTACTCATCCGCGTTTTCTTCTTCCGCAACTAACACGAGATCCTTTTCGTCCGCTTCGAGCCAGCCCGCTGTGTATACGTCGCTCAATTCGTAAATCAACTCGCTCCACTCTTCGTCGGGATAGAAATACGATTCGCAGCGCTTGCCGATAATGCGATATACTTGCGGATAATAGCCGGCAACACGTACAAGGTCGCCGAAGTCGTATTCCGGTTCAAACTCGAACTTTTCGAATTCTCTTTCGTTGGTCATTCGGTCGCCTCCTTTAAGTCCAATGCGTCATTATGATAAGAGATGGTTCCGTTTCAATTCCGAACGATTCTTTTATATGTTCTTTTGCAAGTTTGCGATACTCTTCGTAAGTCTCAACTAGATTAATTTCGAAGATACCTAGCCCGTTATAACCATCATCATCCGCGCGAATCACAATGCCAACCACGAAATACTCACCGCTCATACCATCAATGAGATACGTTATTTCACCTACTTTATCTTGTGCGGAAAACTCGTCGAATTTTTCATATTCTTCATCGTCGTATTTCCCGTAACCTATATTCGCTCCAATAACAATCCAATCCGATCTATTAACGCCCATTATTCCGCATCCCCCTCTGCGATTTCCCTGCGAACACTAACTCCGCACATTGGTCTCGCATGCGATCGTATAATCTTGCGTCAAACACTCGCTCCATTTCCGCCAGTGGCAGGTTCGAAGTGTAGACGGTCGGCAAGCCCGCTGTCACCCTCGCATTAATCACCGCATGTAAGTCGCCTCGAAATGCCTCACTTGCCTGGCGGACCCCAATATCGTCGAGCACTGCGAAAGGTGCTGTCTTCGCCGCTTGCATTTGACGGTAATACTGTCGGCTTGCTTCTTCGCCAATGTCGGCCGGAATGTTACTGCGATTGAATTCGTTGAATAGCGATTGCCATGCGTTCACATCTAGGAAGTAAGCCGGCTGTTGCAACGCTTGCCTACTGCGCTGCAAACAACCGATATAATGTTGCGTTAAATATTCGTTCAAGATTGCGCTTGCCGTCGTCGTCTTGCCCGTGCCAGGACTTTCGCTGTAAAGGTAAAGCGATTTGATCCTACGCTGCGCTTCGGGCAGTTGCGTCGATACATCTTCGAATTGCCGTTCGAATGTCTTAACGTAAGCATCCACCGATTTGTATACTTTCGACTGCTCCGCTCGTGCGGGCGAATTAGCCACCATCACCAATCGATAGTCCGCCGGCACTCCGCTCGCTCGCAGTCGGCTGTTCGTCGCAATGAAATGCGGGCACTGGAAACTGCACGCTTTACTGTTCGCTAAGGTGCAGCGCGATGCTAGTACGCAGTTACTTGCGTGATTGTTCGTTGTCATTCGCTCACTCTCCTCTCTTTTTCTGCATAACATTCATTTACATATCTGATATAATCTTCTTTTGACATATCGTTTTCCTTAGCCAAATAGTCGATTAATTTATCGAACTTCTCAGTTTCAAGACTGTATTGTGAATTGAATGATGTAAACCATTCGAAAGGGTTTTTATCTCCTTTAGACCTATTTAATGTATCTACTATAAGAATCATATTCTCTTTTACTGAACCTACTTTACCTGTAGATAACGTAATGAAATGATCCCAAACTAAATTGGATTCTGCACCGCTCAACGCACACTTCCCTTGGAATGAATCTGCAATATCGCCTAATTCATTTTTAGTAATGGTCGCTGGTAATCCGAGATGTTTAGCTCTTTTTCTATGTTGAATTGCAGCCATCGCTAAAGGATTTTCTCTTGCCCACTTAGCAGAAGCATTTCTGCATTTATCATAGTTTTCGACACGATATTTTTTATGACGTGATTTTTCTTTATCTTCATTAAGTTTCCTGTAAATTGCTTTTGCCGAACTTTCGCAACATTTACATCTGGCATTTCGACCTCCGACCCCTAATCTGTTTCGGTAAAAATCGAATAAAGGTTTTGTTTCTTTGCAAACAGTACACATTTTTGCATTGAATAGGTCACCATCTATATATAACTTTACAATTTTTTGTGGAGAACCTGCGGGCAATATTATTCACTCCAATCGATTGTTAAATATTCGCTTGGCACTTCGAGTCCTAACGCACGTCTTAACGCAATAGCCTTTCCGATATGAGCGTTGAAGCAGTCGGATGGGTCGCATTTGGCGATTCCGCGGTGAACTACCGGCGTTACTATTCGACCCCCAACATCTGCCCGTTTTATTAGTGCTGCAACCGTCCGCTTTTCATTATTTATTGCGAATTCTACTACGTAATATTTTCTTCGATAAGTTTCGTTTCCAACATGTTTTACCGTTGCCGACGATGATCCATGCTTGATAAGCTCCGCCACATCCCGTTTTGCCTGTTCGACGATTTGATCGCGCTGTGCTTGCGAGGTTCTTACCGCTAACTTACCCACGTTACCTATCGCTTCGGATATATCGCACCCAAGTTCTTTCGCAAGTATTCCTGCGGCTATTAATCTATCCTTCATAGATATCTCCACCTGCGCCTTCGTTTTGATTGCTTCGAGCAATTCTTCGTATGAGTAGTCCGTTAGTGATTTCGTTGTCATTTCGTTTTCCTCCTCTTTACTTTCGTTTACGATAACTTCATAATCACTATTATCAATACAATAGCCTCTGTTTACCGACACTCCGTAACCACCTGAAGCAACAACATCAGTACCTTCGACGATATATTCATTTCCTATTTTATTTGCATACCAATAACAATCACTGGCGGATCTCGTAATCAATATGCGTTCCCCTAGGTTAGCCTTGCGTTTTTCTGTGCGGTATCTTTCCATTGCGATTCCTCCCTCGTTTTAGTCACGGATACCATCCGTAATAGTCAATCGGTTTTTCAATTTCGACCTTTACCTTCTGCACATGCGTAACTTCCTTTTCGGCTACTTTCCGTTCTACTGTTCGTAATTCATTCCGCAATAGGAAATACGACGTCTCTAGCGACTTATATTCTCGCTGTAATTCATCGAATCGCCTTTCTAACTTGCGAAGTTTTGCCGCGTCACGTTCTCGCCATTTTCGAATAAACAATCCGCTCACCACCAATCGTTCAAGTTTTCGGCACTCACTTGCGCCTGCTCTTCCGCCTGCACCCTTCGCTGTTCCTGTGCCACAGCCGACATTGCTACGTTGAAGTTGCGGTCCATATACGAATACATGAACAGCCACGTCGGATACGGATATTGATCGGGTTTATTCGTGCGGTATTCCGACCAGCATATTTCGATGAATCGGCGCATGACCGTATTGCCGTATTTACCTTGCGCTTGTTTTAGCATTCCGCGCTCTTGTGACCATCGTTGCGCTTTCGACCCTCTTCCGCCCGGCTGATATTCCGTGCCGTACTTTTCGGCTGTCGTTTCAGTGATAAATGCGATGAAGCTGGCGACGTTCCAATCGGTGATGTTTCGGTTGCGCCAATCGGATGCTGGCGGTAGTTTCGGTTTAGTCATCGATATCAACTCCTAGCGATTGTAATGCTGCACTACATATAGCCATCGGCGCGCTTTTATGGAATCCGTAATTACCATTCCATTCTAGTTCGCAGGCGAATCCGTCGTGTACTTTAGTTAGCATTAGTCGACCTGTGGTTTCGCTTACTTTTTCCGCAACTTTCCAAGCGTCACCTATATCGACGGAAGGATTCCATTCGCTTTCAACGTCAAGTTCGCCGAATTCCGTTTCCCAAAATCCGTAGTTACAATGCGTCCAACCCATAACTTTCTCTGCGATTAATTTATCAATTTTATTTATATCGAACATTATTCCACTCCCTCCTCAGCGAGTTTTACTTCGACCATATCCGTAAATGATAATCCGTTATGTTGATCCGCGTAAAACAAATGACCGCAACTACGGTAAGTGTCTACGATGTGATTTAGTCGCTCTACTTCAGCAATCAACTCAGGTATGTCTTGGCGTGCATGTGCGATGAATACCGCGTCAACTTCTTTTCCGCGAGCTACTTGAGCGATTAATTCATGATCCCATGCTTCGCGAATTATGTCGGGATACTCTTCGTCCACACACCATCCGCTATTATTTACGTTTGTTGCCTTGTTCGCCCGTTCCTTTATTGCGTTAAGTTGTTCCGGTGTCATTTCGATTGCTCCTTTCGCTTAGCTTCTAACGCTCTTTTTAATTGTTCGAAATACGGTACATAAGGTCGATACCCCATTCGTTATCACTCCATTTCGCTTAATATTTACGCGCTATTAGCCGTTTTATCTCCGTCGAGACTTATCGTACTAGCGAGCCAAAACCGCCTTGATTTCGCCGTTAATTCGCTGTAAATCGCTAAGCAGTTCGCTAATTGATTCCGCATTACTATCTCGCTGTGACTGTTCCGCAATCCAATTCAACGCTTTCTCTAACGTGCGGTGAAACGAAGCTTCCCGCCATTCTTCACGCATAGCGCCGTCATGACCGTTTTCTTTCAATTTCGCCCAGTTTGGCGATTTCGTCGGATCGACAAGGTGCTTGCGGTGAACAATTACGTTGTACGTGTCGGACGTTATTTTGTAGTTCGCGTTAACTTCGATATTAAGCGCCATTATGCGTTCACTCCTTTCCTTCGTTCACTAATTCGAATGATTCATCTAACACAATATCTCCGTCTGAATTAACAGCTGCAGGGACAAATTGTCTTCCTTGAGTATCAGTAGAAATGTACTCTTCGACTTCCTCATCAAGCAAAGCAACAATAACATCGCCTTCGTATATCTCGCATAGCAAATCACCTTGTTTATTTTCCTCTCTAAAACCCATTATGCAATGTAAAGTAAGCGTACTTGGCAATTCAACCATAACTACATCTCCTTTTCGCAAATTATTTAATGATTTTAATCTTGGTAGCTATACAAAGTAGCAACAAATAGCGTTTTTCTATTTGGTGCAATGTTTTATGGTTCTAGTTATTATAGTTCTAGTTATTATAGTTCTAGTTTATGTGACGTTTGCCGTGTGACTGATACCGTGTGCTGTTGACGTCATTCTTCATCGAATATCTGCAAACCGCTAATCGGCAGTATCGTATATCGCACGTTGTTCCACGTTTGCTTATCGTGGTCGCGACTTTGCACCTTGCGCACAATCGGCTGCCCTTTCCAGCGATAATCACACAGCGATTTAATTCGCCTGTTTGCCGTTTCCCTTGCTACTTTTAAACGTTCAGCAATCGCAAATTGCGTCGGGTAACATTCGCCTTGTGCGTTCATAAATGCTGCGATAACACACAACGTTTGCCAGCGTTCTGGCCCCAAGTCGGCAATTAATCCGTTATGGACTGCTTCGACGTACATTTTTACGAATATGCGTGTTTCCTTTTCGCCTGATGTTACGTTGAATTCCGATTGGCTTTCAACTGAAATTAAGCGTTCGTTACTCATTGAGTTCCACGTCCTTTTTCGCGAAGTACCTCATTGTATAGATATTCGAAGGCGCTATCGGAAACTTTTCGCATAATAATTTTATGTTCATCCCTTTCGACTATTCCTCCGCCTGCCACTTGATGTCTTCCGTCAATTTTACCGTGAATCCTTTCGAATTCGATAGCAAGGTTGAAACGTTCCATCGCATCTTCGTCTATTACTTTCGGCTTGTGATTCCGCTTATTTCCCATCGCCGACCCTCCTATACTTCTTCTTCTTCACATTCGATTACGAATTTATTTCCATGTGTCTTTGATAAGTTTTCGAAGGTTATTGTTTTATAGCAATATTGGTAGCCATCGAAAATCAGTACGTCGCCATCACCGTGTTTTGCGATGTGTTCTTGTAGTGCATTCAACAAATCTGACGCGAGTATTTTCATACCTAAATCGCCTCCCCTACGTTTGCAAATAAACAATAGTCGTCAAACATTCGTTGTTCATATGCGTTATTACAAGTACGTTCTTTCAACCGCAATGTAATCTGACGTTTGAACTCATCCGCTGGATAGTACGCTACTTTTCTACGCTCCATATCCGTTATTGCAAATATATCAACTTCGCCCTCTTCGTAATGCAGTTTCTTCGCCCGGTTTTTTAGACCCGGAGACTTTCGGATATCTGCTGTAATTACTTCATCTTTACGATTGCCTGTTTTTACTTGGATTTTGAAGTACTTACCGTTTGATAAGGCGACCAAATCGAATTCTAAGTCAGGTAAGCTCGGGACAAGACAAACGATGCCTTGCGATAATAAATCTAACTCGACCAATTTTTCCGACGAGTATCCGATAATTCCTCTTTCGTTCAATTACATCGCCTCCTTAACTTCGTCATTCATACGGTATGTTTCCGTATATGCTGGCAACGGAAACTGTTTGCCGACAGCTTCGCGCCATATTTCGATTGAGTGTCGTTGGTCGTCCTTAATTGCGTCCACTTCGCGTGGATTCGCAAAGCACCAATCGTAGAACTCGCGGTATTCCCGAACGGTTAATGCGTTTGCCGACGCCAACCATTCTATTAGACTATCGAACTTTGATTGCGATATTTCAAAACGTTGCCTATTCGCCTCGAACCATCCGAAAAGGTTTGAATCGCCTTTGCTATAATTTAACGGACCGCATAACGGATACATATTGCCGTTGTATGTTCCGCCATGTCCCAACGCCAATGGGATTGCGTGATCTTCCGTTAATTCTTCCGAAATGTTAGTGAGCGCACAGGATTCGCCAAACCCTCGCCACATTTCTTCTTTGAGTTCCGTGTTCCAATTATCAGGAAGTTCTTTTTTTCTTGTCCTCCGCCTGCTATCGTAAATAACAAATTTATCAAGATTATTATCACGCCAAATTTTACTTACCGATTTATTCTTCTCGGAGTTCAGCAGTTTCCATTGCCGGTTATACTCTTGGCGTTCCTCTTTGTGTTCTTCATAATATGCTTTATTATGTTCGTAGTTATTTTCGTCCCACAATCGCTTATATTCTTTTTTGCAAATTTTACAACGAGAGTTTCTATCACCTAGTTTCCCTTTATCTTTGCCGAAGTCATCTAAAGGTTTCCATTCACTACAATGCGTACATTCTTTTCCTGTTATAAGAACTCCGTTTAAAAAACGATTTTCTAACTGCACTCTTTTCCTAGGCTTACGAAATTCAAGCGTTTTCTTTACGCCTAATTTACTCAAGATACATCATCCTTTCCGTGTGATTAGCGCCTTATAATAGGTGATACATTCCAAAATTAAATCTCGCACACTTTTAACAAATAAAATTCCGTGTAACGTGCGCTTCACAGTACTATATCCACCTCTGATTAATTTCCGTACATCTTGCGGAAGATTTATCCGTGTGATTAATACCTTATACTAGATATAACGCACGAGCTTTCGAAAGTGGACGTTTTTATTTAATCTTTTTTATAAAACCACCCTGTATAATCTGCAGGTTGGTTTAGTTATATAATCGGCGTAGATTGCAGGTCGGTTTTACGCAAAAAAAAATAAGCGCCCGCAATGGACGCTCATAAGTATTTACGTAGGTTTTCCGCAACTTCTTCTTTATCTATATGCAAATATTTTGTTGTTACACCAAGGTCGCTATGCCCTAATGCATTAGATATGACTGCGATGTTCGCGCCTTTATCTAGTAAAGACTTCGCAAAACCTCTGCGCAATGCATGCGGATTAATGTTTTTTAGTCCGTATTCTTTCGAATACTTATTTAACCGCTTCTGTATATTACTATGTGTATGACTCGTAGCAGTAATCGTTCCCTGCTTCGTTATGAATACGAGATCATTATTAGTACCGTACTCGCTCCGTATCTTATCGTTCTGTTTCAAAAGAACCGTTAGCATCTTGCGCAAAGTATCATCGAAAGGCAAGTACAATTGCTGGTGGTTCTTCATAATTTCGCCATCCAAACGGAGTCTTTGCGTATCAAAGTCGATATGCTTCCTTTCGAGCTGAACGAGTGTATTTATACGAATGCCTGTCTTGAACATCAATAAAGCCGCCGTTGCATCACGTAGTTGGACAAAATCGCTAAGGTCCAACAACGAAAGTAATATCGCTACATCCTTTTCCGCAGCGCCTTCCCTAACGTCTTATACGCCTTGTCAGCCGTTAGTTTAGCACGATGTGGTACTTTACCTTTCGATAACTTTTCATGCGCATAAGAAGCGTTCTGTGCCCATTTACGGCGACCTTGTGTTTCAGTACAAACGGACAACCTTGCGTAATCACCATCTTCCGATACGTCATCGAGTGCACTTAATATAGAAGCAACTGGCGAAGTCTGCTCGGACTGATTCGTTTGCAATGCGAATATATCATGGCGTGCCAGGCGTAACTCCTGCAGCGTTAATTCGTTTTCGCTCGGCACAACTAGCGCAGTCTTATCGGTCACTTCGACCGTTACTCGCATATAGTTTTCGATGATCTCCCGGAACTTCTTCGCCCATATTTGCGTAGTGCTGACGTAATACTCGACTGACTTATGACCGTCCATCTGGCGAAACACTACGTCGAACCATATCGTATCCTTTTCGCGCGCAGTGAACTTAAACCCTTCGCGAGTTAAACGGGCAGGCATGGCGTCGTATATTTCGTACATTTTATGTAGCACTCGCCACATCTTAGCGTTTTGATTATTCGTTACGCTACTATGCGGAGTAAGTCTGTACGTAATCATTTCGTTGCGCTGATACGCAAAGTACTCCGAGAGTTTCATGCGTTGATTAACCATATAATCGCACCCCCTACACCGACAGCCATTCGTGCCAGCCATTTCGGTATGTCGCCCGTTAGCATAATTCCGACTGCACATACGATAACCACACCTGCGCCAATTTCCGGCATGACGTCAGTTATTGCGTTG